AAGAAGAATTGGTAGATTCTATTTGCCATTTATGGCTCAACTACCGATTGCGGAAGCTGACATCTGTATATTTCAAGGTGCCACCTTTAACCAGACCTTATTCTATGAGACGGGCGAACCTTCGGCCCCTGTCAACCTTGCGGGTTATACAGCCAAGATGCACATCAGGTCAAAGCCCGAATCCAAGGCACTAATTCTTGAATTGTCTACAACCAATGGTAGAATCGTCTTGAATGAAACTACAGGATCTATTAGACTATTTATTTCGGCGTCCGACACGGCGTCACTCTCGGTCTGTGATAAAGCCGTATATGACCTTGAGCTTACAACAGGGGCCATCACAACCCGAATCCTACAAGGTAATGTTATCATTTCACCAGAGGTTACCCGCTAAATGAGCAAGATCTGCATTCCTATTCCATCCAGCAGTGTTATTGGCGTTTCAACAACCCCAATCAACACCCCAAGCGTCAACATCCTTCGGGTTGAGCCATCAATTACTGGATTAACTGGCGGTGGGGCAACTAATCTTGACGGCCTTGTTACAGCAACAGGAAATTATGTTGTGGGAATTTGTATCTTTCTTGTAATTAGTGGAATCCCTGCGATTTATCAGCTTGTCAGCGGAAGCAACGCCGAGAACTCACCATCTATTATTCGCCCAAACGATTTTGATGAAATGACCAACGCCAAGGTTTGGATACAAAGAATGTAACGAAATGAAATATATTCTATCACTTATTATCAGTGGAGCCTTGGTTGTTTCGGGCTTCGGGCAAACTCGGAACGTTCTTGTAGGAACCAATAATGCCGTAGTCCAACCCACCAACTTTTGGAGTGCTGATGCTTCAAATGCTCGCACGGGACTTGGTTTGGGGACAGCGGCCACCAGTTCGGTATCAGCATTTCAGCCAGCTTCTACCGCACTTTCCAATTTGGCAACTGGTAATGGCGGGGCATTGAGCAACCTTCAGGCCACAAATCTTGTTGGAATTATTCCTGCATCTAATATCTCCACAGTCACATTCACCAACATTGGGGGAACGCTTGCTATTTCTAGTGGTGGTACAGGAGCAACAAATGCGGTCAATGCTCGTCAGAATCTTGGTTCCACAATAGTTGGCGATGCTGTGTTTATTGCCACAAACGCAGCAGCCGCTAGAACCGCAATTGGCGCTTTGGCAACAGATGGAAACGCAATTAATCTTACAAATTTTCCAACTATTCTTTTGCAAACAAATGGCAATGGTGCGGGACTAACCAATCTCACAGCCGCAAATATTACTGGAACAGTTGCACTTGCATCCAATCTTAGTTCGCCGCTTTCTCTTACCAACGGAGGCACGGGAGCCACCAACGCCGCAATAGCAAGAACCAATCTTGAATTGGGCTGGTCTGCGCTTACGAATACAGATGCCACAAATTTCCGCAATGCCATCGGGCTTGGAACTACAAATAATGTGGTGTTTAACGCTATTGTTGGAGGCGCTTCAACAAACAATTTTATTCAATTAGATAATGGAGAATTTAATGGATCGTGGTCGTTTGTTAGTGCGGTTGATTTCGATGAACCAGCGCAAACCCGCACAAATCTCGGTATTCCTTGGAGCGGGCTAACAAACACCAACGCCGCAACATTTCAATCAGCACTCTTTGGATCTAATACCAATCCAGTTTTGGTCAACACCAATGGAGAGGTTGTAAGCCCGACCAACTTCTGGCAAGCGGCCCCGATTACAACGACATTTATTGAGTCCCAGCCGAATACTAACTTCACAACCAACATCACCCCAGCCCGATTCCTCCATATCCACAGTCTGGCCACCAACATTGCAAATGTAACAAACACTATTGTCCTCCCGACTAACACGTTAACATTTGAAGGAGATGTGGCCATTGTTGTGCACAAGGGGCCAACCAATTCCATGACAAGGGTTCAGCGGGTTGGATCGACCAATAACCTGATCACATTGACCCGCTTTGACGAGGCTGTGCAGTTTGTCTACTACAATGATGTGTGGCAGTTCGACCATAACGTTGCATTTGTTGAACCCATCTACTTCTCTGGCACCAATGCAGCAGCCAATGCGGCGGCAAGCAGAACAAATTTGGGGTTAGCACCATTTACTAGCGATGGTTACGCACAATTAAGAAACGAAGCAGGCGATGTTATTTTGGAAGTTGAAGACGGCGTTACAATTTATAGAGAAATTTATTTTGAAGGAACAAATGCTTCTGCAAACGCCGCCATAACCCGCACCAATCTCGGTCTCGGAGCCACATGGCTCACGAACACCAACGTCACGAATTTTCGCAGCGCGATTGGGTTGGGGGCATCAAATCAGGTCACGTTTGAGGCCATTGTTGGGGGCTCTGGATCAATTAATGTGGTAAACAGCGAATTTTTTGGGGCTTGGTATTTTGATGACTCAGTTAGCTTCGGCGCGCCAAATGTTGTCCGCACCAACCTCGGTCTCCCGCTCCCAGCCCTCACCAATACCAACAATGCCAATTTCCGCAATGCCATAGAACTCGGAGCCACTAACAACGTCTCCTTCTCCAATGTGACAGCATCTGGCACTCTCACAGCCACTGGCACCGTGACGGCAACCACCAATCTTGTGGTTAATGGGTTTGTAGACTTCTCCACCAACCACACCAACTCAAACCCCGCAACCAACAACCAGATCAATGACTTCATTGAGATTCGTGTTGGAACCAATCAATTCTGGCTACCAGTTTACAAATGACCAACTACTGGAGACTTGAGAGAGATATTGAAATCGTCCAAGGAAAGACATGGACGGCGAAGTTTCGTTATCTGACCAAGTCTTGCAAGGGAAAGTCGAATGTCCCAGTTAATCTTTCGGGCTACGGGGCTAACATGGTCATCCGTGAGTGCGCCAAGGATAGTGCTAGTTTGCTCACATTGACCGCAGGAAACGGAATTACGCTTGGAGCGGACGGAACTATCGAAATAGTAATGACAGCCACTCAGGCGTCAAATCTGACGGCGGGAGACAATGTTTACGAAATTGAACTAAGTCTTGGCTATACCTATATCGCATTTGCCACAGGTAAGGCCAAGGTCTACGAGGAGATAGCCCGAAGCTAATGGCCCAAGAAGTCATAGAGATTACGGAGAGGGAAGTCGAAATTGTTGAGGTTTTTAACCAAGAAAACGAAACAATTGAAATTATAGAGAGCGGACCTCAAGGGCCGACTGGCCCGCAGCCCGACATCAACTACACCGTAGTCTCGTCAGCCCGAACCCTAGAAGCAGCAGACCTAATCGCGGCAGACACCTCTGGAGGCGCATTTACTCTTACCCTCCCACTTAACCCTAGCAATGGTGATGCGGTAGACATCTTTGACTTCTCCGAAACCTTCGACACCAATCCTCTCACGATTGCCCGCAACGGATCTCGGATTGAAAGCCTAGAAGAGAATCTGGTCTGTAATGTCGAGGGGGCATATTTTACTCTGATCTACACAGGATCTGCCCGTGGATGGCAGGTATTGCCAAGATACGCAACTGGAGAGTTTTCACTTACAACTCAAGGCGACATGCTCTATCGTGGCGCATCGTCCAACACAAGGCTCCCCATCGGAACCACGGGACAGGTTCTCAAGGTAAATAGCGGAGCTACAGCCCCAGAATGGGGGACTATTTCGACTGCCCCCAGCGGCCCCGCAGGAGGAGATCTCACGGGAACCTATCCAAACCCTACCCTAACCACTTCAGGCGCAAGCGCGGGGACTTATACGAAAGTAACGGTAGACACCAAAGGACGGGTTACAGTTGGAGCCACCGCTACCCCGACAGATATCGGAGCAGCCCCAACAGTGCATACCCACACTCCAAGTGAGGTAGGGCTAAGTAATGTAAGCAACACCGCACAGGTAACTAGTGTGGGAGGGACAGCCCCTATAGCGTCCTCTGGAGGCACAACCCCGACAATATCTATCTCAGCAGCCACTACTGGCGCAGCTGGATCGATGAGTAGCGCGGATAAGACCAAGCTAGACGGCATCGCGGCCAACGCCAATAACTACACCCACCCCAATCACAGTGGAGATGTGACAAGTAGCGGAGACGGGGCGACCACGATAGCTAATGATGCGGTCACCAACGCCAAGCTGGCCAACATGGCGACTGCCACGATCAAAGGACGGGCCACCGCAGGCACAGGCGACCCCGAAGACCTAAGTGCTAGTAGTGTAAGGACGCTCCTAAATACAGATCAAGTCACAGACTCCCGCACACCACTTTCCCACACCCACGGCAACCTCACCAATTCGGGAGCCATCGGCACCACCGCCAACCTGCCGCTCAAAACAGGCACAAACGGCGTAGTCGAGGCGGGTTCATTCGGCACGGCGGCAGGGCAGTTTGCGGAGGGCAGCCACACTCACGAACTTGCCTCGCTTTCCGCCACAGGCGCGGGAACCGATGACATTTTAGTAAGCGATGGCGATGGCACGTCATCGTGGCGCAACCTTTCGACGTTTATTGGCGAAAATGTTGGCCCCGCAGACATTGGCGCAGCGCAAGCCTCCCACACCCACACCGCCGCTGATATAGATAGCGAATCAGCAGACGCAGGCTACGTTCTCACCGCAGATGGAGACGGAGGCGCAAGCTGGGAGGCAGCAACAGGAGGAAGCCCAAGTTCTTACGAAATCAAAACAGAGTCATTTACCGCTTCTGTTGGTGGTCGGTATGCGTGTGACACAAGCGCGGGGGAGGTGGTGCCATCGCAAGCGGGACAGTGGGAATTTTTTGGGTTGCGTGTATTCAACTCCGATCAAGAATACTCTCCTTCTGTTTATATTAATGTTGCAGAGCAGAGTGAGAGTTTTTTTATCAATGAAAATTATATTCTTGAGTTATACGTCAATCAAGATGAAACAACGTATGATACAATTATTGAATTCATTAACGAAAATGGAGGAGACTATGGCTTAAGTGCAGAGCTTGTCGATGGATATGATGGTTCAGATCTTCTGCCGCCAGATGAAAGTATTGAAGACAATATACCTCAAGCTACCCCTGAGTCATTTGCCTATGACTTGTTTGAGGTGACCCCTCCTGAATCTCCGAATAGTGGCGATAGTTTCACTTTGGCTGACGCTTTCGGAACATGGGCCAACAATGCTCCTGAGATTGTCGGGTTGGAGGATATTAATGGAAATCCGCCGCCGCTAACTTTGGACATTAATGGGATAGCGAATCTTTTGTATGTGAGCGACATTGGGTGGAGAACACTAGACAGCACAAAAAGCATCGCGCCTGAAAAACCAGCCTTCAGCCGTGAGCCCGCGACAGGTTCTAGTGGCGCCTTGGTTACATGGGGTGGGGGATTTGATACAACGGGAGGATTTGCAAACAACGCTTTCGTGGTGCCAGCGGGACTTGGCGGCTTGTATATGTTCAACGCCGCGATCTTTTACAACCAACCTTTAGATACACAAATGGAACTGGGAATTTATGTGAACGACAATCGTGTTCGCGCTTTTTACACAGCCACTTTTGACGGTGAGCAGGGACAGGCGCAAGTGTTCGGCGTGGTCGATCTTGATGTCGGCGACACCGTTGATGTGCGCGTAAATTTCTTTGGGGATCAAGATGCGTATGTAAGAACTGACGGTGGAGTCAGTTGGTTTACAGGAGTAAAACTATGACGGAATATTATAAAAAAGTTAGCGAAATTGTAAGGCAACGAGGGGGAAGGGTTGGGGTATTGCAACTATGGCAAGTTGTCGATGACAAGATCGTTATGTGGCACCCTACTCTAGGCGACAGGCCAACTAAAGAAGAGGTGGATGCCGTCCAACTGCAAGAAGAACTACTAACGGCAGAACAAATCGTCAGCCGATACTTCAGCGCCTACCAAATCGCTGCCCTCCAGCGTCTTGAATATGCCTTACTGCAAGCAGGCAAGCCCCTCGGACTTCAGATGACCGCCGCGAAGCAGTGGTTGGAAAGCGTGATGCTTTCATGGGCCGCATCCCCAACACCCGCACCAGCGGAGTCTTTCGGCCAGCCGCAGGCGACCTTTGCGGAGGCGAGTGGGGAGGCTGTGGCTGACTTAGCCAGCCCGAACCCCGAAACATAATAATCGCCTCCAACCCCGAATCCAGATATACTAAATAGAAATGGCCTCCCTCTCTGCATATTACCCATTACCAGTAGTAGCTGGCACCACCGCAGGCACCTACACAGAGGGAAACGACTCTAGGGTTGTCGGGGCGGCACAGAAGGTTGGAGACTCAGATATAGAGATTACCGATGCTTCCAAGGGTATTATTTTTCGGGATTCCAACGGAGTTCGTCACAGATACAGGGCGGGAACAGAGGGGCAACTTATAGAGGAGATTTTGCCATGAAATACTTTTTGATTATTTTACTTGCTTTGGTTTCGGCGTCCTACGGTCAAAGACAGACAGTAATGGTTAACACAAATGGTGGAGTTGTTTTTCCAACAAACTTTTGGCAACAGGCTCCAATTTCCACAAATGTTCAGGAGTTTATTGGAACCAATGCTTTTGGACAAACCAACGGATTTCTTCAATTTGTTACCCGCCGTCACGATATTACTTATCCACAGCAAACCAGTTGGACTCCAATACCAGACACTTATGCTGGGGTGACGCCACAGGGCAGGCTTTGGTTGGCAAATGCCGATCCAACAACTAATAATTCCGTTTCTTTAGCTGTCTTTAGTAATGTTTTCAATCTTTCGCAACAGACAAATTTAATAATAACAAACGCCAATGCCGCGCATGGAGGTTATAGATATAATGCTGAACGCAATGTCATGTATGCTAGTGGTAGGAGTGACCGAGTTATTGGAATTAATCCAACCAATTATTCTGTAAGTATTATTTCAACAAATGCTGGAGCCCAGCATAGACCAGCTTTGATAGTTGGTGCATTTATGTATGTCTCTAAAGGTGGTGCCCCTTCATCAGAGGGTATTAGTAAAATCAATTTAACCAATGATGCACAAGTAGATGTTGTTACCGTAGCGCCAACAAATGCTAATACGGCTGCAATCTATCGCATGGAAACCAATCCCGCTGGAACAATTTTGGCGGGAGCAATGACGGGACTAAGTGGATCTAATTCTGTTTTTTGGACAATTGAACTTTCAAACTTTTTAGCAACCAGAACCTCAACAACCAATTTGATTTATAATGTTATTGGTGTAAATGAAAATTACGCATTTGTTTCTGGCAATCCTAGTGGAGCTTATAATTTAACTAATCATGATTTTATAAATATGGGTAATTTTTCGTATAGCGGAGTTTATAGCACAAATGGCAATGTGTATTTTTTTGGAGATGGTGAAATTTATCAATATAATTTAAACAATTCAAATAAAACCACTTATTACACGGGAAAATTTGGAGCAACCGATAGATTGCAAGGAATGGCAGAAATTGACGGAAAAATTATTGCAATAGATGGAAAAACAAATATTTACGAATTGCAATTTATACCATCGGTTTCTTCTCAAGAAATGAATATTAGCAACGTGGTTGATGGTGCATCATTGCCACTTGTGACCAATGTTTCTATTTCCAATAATTATCCGTTGTTGAATACTAATAGGAATGCCTATTATGAAATTAATCCGCTAGAAACAAATAGAAACGTTTTAAGCACATCATTAATGGAACAAGGAAATCAAACAGTATTTCCAAATGGATACCAATTTACAATTCGTAACAATAGCACTTCTAATAACATTAATTTTTTAAGATTCCAAGGAAGCACTATTACAACGATTCCTCCCCAACAATCAAAAACGTGGATATTAATAAACCCAACATCTACAACATTCACTAATAGGTGGAAACAAATTTACAGTCGCGAAGAAATGGGACTTGGCAGTGGTCTATCAACTAACCGTGTTTTTATTTCTTACAATGGAACCAATTACACCACTAATACCGTTACCATAAGCAATGGGATTATTATAGGATGGACGCAATAGTCTTTGACTTAAATCCCGAAACAAACTAACCTACTTATTCCTAATGGCTTCCAACGGCAACGCAGAACTGGAAAATCTACCAGAAAGTGGTAGTCCCCCGAAAAAACGCATTAAATCATCTGATAGCCTTGTGGCAATCGCCAACAAGTATATCGAACAAGATGAGGATGCGGCATATCTTCGGGCGCGGGCGCAAGCCCTAGTCAACGGCGAAGCCCCATATGATGCCGAAGAACTAAAGAGTAAGGGGCTAACCCATGTGGTTAATGCCAACTTCGGAGAGGCCAATGCCATCATGGAAGCCGCCTTGGCCCCGTATATCGAACTTCAAAACGGGGTTCCCCGTATCGCCAACGTCATCATGGAATCTTATCAGGGGGACTCCAATGAAGACTCCGAAATCATCTCTGAGGAGTTTGATTGGATGCTTAAGGAGTGGAGTGATCATGCCTACAATATGCAACTCCTTTCCCGCGAGTTTGTGGGTGACGGGGTTGGGGTTGCCATGTGGCCCGATGAACGCTCCATCTTCTGGGAGCCGTGCGGACTCAAAGACTTTAAGGTAGCCCGCGATACCAAGGTATCAGATGAGTCTATTGAAGTGGCCATCGTCCAACGCTCTATGAGCGTGAGTGAGCTTTATCGATACATCCGTAATCCTAAAGCCGCGAAAGAGCTTGGTTGGAATCTCAATGCCGTTAAACAGGCCATCTGGAAGGCTTCGACCAAACGGGATCAGTGGAAAAATTACACCGCCCACTGGGAAGACTTTGAGCGCGAGATTAAGGAGAATGACCTCTACGCTGGTGAATCGGCTTACCACCGCGCACAACTGATCTACGGCTACAACCGCGAATTCGATGGCAAGTTCACCCAACTTATCGGTTCCCGCGATTCTTCGGATTTCCTCTACGAACGCTACAGCCGCTATGGCAACGTGAACCAATGCTTCGTCATCTTTACCTACGGAGTCGGACAAGGAACATTCCACACGATTCGCGGCCTCAAGCAGAAGATCTACAACCAGATCCAGATCTCTAATCGCGTTCTTTGTCAGTCAGCCCAAGCCGCCATTACATCTGGCCTCATCCAGTTGCAAGGTGACGCCGAAGCCATCCAAGACTTTCAATATATTGAGGTCGGGCCGTATACGTTCATCCCTAGTGGATTGACTCCGATCCAACTTCAACCGCCGTCGATTGCTACTCAGGGTCTTCCTGTCTATAACCTAATGACCCAAGTGTTACAGAACAACACAGGCAGCTACCGCTCTCGTCAGGCCACCCCAGACGGCCAAGCTCGTTCCGCCACTGAAGTTGTTCAGCAGGCCCGCCAAGAATCCACGCTCAACGCCGCAGCACTGGAACTCTTCTATACTCCGTATAACAAGCTTTTGACCGAACAATACCGCAGGGCGGTTAATCCGTATCTTACGGCCAACGACAAAGGAGGAGCCTTGGCCCTAGAATTCCGCCGCCGCTGTGCCCGTCGAGGCGTCTCTGTTGAGCGTATGCGTCAGTTCCTCAAGGTTACAGCCTTCCGCGCCATGGGTGATGGAAGCCCCGTGATGACGGAGATGGCCAGCAAGCAACTCATGGAGCTTTATTCTTTGATGGACGAGAAGGGTAAAGAAAACACTCTGCGTTCCGTTATTGCTGGTATCTCTGGTGTGGGCTGGCAGAAGGTCAATCTCTTTGTTTCAGACAAAGGCCCGCGCCGTGTGGTGGACTTTGATATCGCCAATCTTGAGAATGGCAACCTCCGTCAGGGCATTCCTCAGATGGTTCACGATAGCCAGAACCATGCGGTTCACATTGAGGCCCATATTCCAATGATTGCCGAGATCATTGAAGCCCACCGCCAGCAGCAAATGGCCGATGAGCAGGCAATGCAGATTCTTCGTCCTGCTGCTGACCATGTGACCGAACACCTTGTCTTCTTCTCTAATAACAGCTATAGGGCGCAGGAAGTCCGCGAACTTAAGCGCCAACTCCAAAACCTCACAGCCTATATCGATGAGCTGGAGCAACAGGTCATCAACCGCATGATGGCCCAACAGAGCCAAGCACAAGAGCAAGCCATGCAGGAAGCCCCGCAAGGACAGATTGATCCCCGATCCGAAATGGAACTCCAGAAGGCCCAGTTGAAACTGGCTGAGATGCAGGAAAAGCGCATGATGAACCAAGAGACGCACCAGCAGAAAATGGAGACCATTCGTCAACAAATGGCTCTTAATGATCTTAAAACCCGCAGTTCCATTCTTGAGAAAACAGCCAGACCCGCAGGCCGACCCCCGATGGCTACAACAGCATAATTTATACTAGACAAAGTTATAATCTGCGTATAGTTAGATCTTATTAATGGAGTGGACAGATCAGGATGCCCGTGAATGGGCCAAAACTTGGGCGATGCCTCATATGCAAAAGGGGCTTAAATTTATCTCCAAACGGGTTCGCCCGAAACGGAGCGGTAGCCCTGTCGCTCAAGGGTTCGATCTGTCGCCAGTGTTTATTAAGAGCGCGGGTTTTTATGAGGGCAGTCAAGAGGTTATGGACCTCATTGAAACTTTGGGTTATGGACAGGTAAATAAACCCAAATTTGACTTGCCAGAACCTTTCTCCCATATAACTTCAGAAGAAACAAACTAATATAACTTATGGCTAATATCCTTAATTCCGCCCTTACGGGTGACGCAGACTTCGCTGGAACCATTTTTGGAGGGGCCAACGCAGAACCCGCCCCCGAAGTTCAACCCAATGAAACCGCCGCGCCCGAAACCCAGCAAGAAGAGCCAAAGCCAGCAGCCGAAACCCCGAAAGAGGAAACTCCCAAAACGGAGAAAAAAGCTCCCGTTAAAGCGGAAACCAAATCCAAAGCCACCAAGGAAGAGGTAGAGAAGAAGGTTGCAGATATTACCAAGGAAGTATCGTCTAAGGATGCTAACGAGCAGACAGAAGCAAAAGACGACGATGACCTCCCGCTTAACCCCCACTTTGCCGATAAGCCCATCTCCGATAAACCTGAAGGTGACGATTCCGAGAAGGGGGTCTCAAGCTGGAAAGAGATCAAAAGCGAAATGAAAAAAGCCCGTGAAGAACGGGACCGCCTGAAGGCCGAACTCGACGCTACTAAAGAAAAGGTTGGGAAATATGAGGGGGAAACAGTCAAGACTCTCCAAGAAGAGCTTGAGAGCTACAAAACCCGCATGGCAGAGCTTAATCGCGAGCTAAAAACCGCCAATTTTGAGCGAAGCCCTGAATACATCGAAACCATTAAAAAGCCCCTGAGTGGCCTTCAGGGCGATTTGAAAGCTATTGCAGAAGCCAATGACGCAGACTTCTCCAAACTCTGGCAAGCCTTGACCGAACCAGACGCTCGCAAACGTATCGACTCACTGGAAGACCTCACGACTGACTTCAAGCGTATGGAGCAGTTATCTATCGTCAAGATGGCCGATAAATACCATGAGTTGGCCCAATACCATGAGCGGTTTCAGAAGGAGGCAGAATCCCTTTCAGAGGCCGAAAACGCCCGCAAGGCCCAATCCGAACAGGAGTTTATTGAGAACGATCAAAGGCTCCAGAAGGCGTTCACGGCCAAAACTTGGACAAATCTGGAAGATCGCTATTCTTTCCTCCAAGAAATCGACGGGCAGGATGACTGGAATAGCCATATCCGTAGTGCCAAAAAGAACGCCGCAGAGACCAATCTGGATCGCTTGAGCGTCGAAGACCGAAGCGCCATCCTCGCACGGGCTGCTGTAGTCCCCTTCCTTGAGTCGGCAATCAACCACTATACCGCTCAGATGGAGAAGGTAAGTTCCGAAAAAGACGCCAAGATCAAAGAACTTCAAACTCAGCTAGAAGGCTTGGTCGGAGCCACCCCCAGCTTGGGTAAGGCCACCGAAACCGATAGCAATGACGATGGGGATGAAAATCCCGACAGTTTGATGAATTTCGGAAAATCTATATTCCGATAAAATTCTGCTATTGACAAATTTGTGCAAATATAATAGTTTGCACCCAAGACTGAAGTCTGAGTTGGTCGCAGACACCTCGCTGGCGGGTTAGCGCCTTCAAAATTTGTAGCCGTAAATCTCTGGTCGCGGCCCAGAAACTCAACCGATAGACGGGCACCCTATGCCCCGAAATCAAAATCTAACCCTTAAACCAAATAGAAATAAAATATCATGTCAGCACAAACTGCTACTACCTGTGAGGCCATCAATGATAATTTCCAGCGCGAGACTGGACGTATCGCCCTTGGCACTCATCGTTTGGGTCTTTATAAAGATCCCTATCTGCGTTTTGTTACCCAGTCGGCATTCCCCGACAACATGGGCAAAACGATCACCAACACCATCGCCCAGCGCACAGTTGCCGTTGGCAGCGGATGGGAAGAAATTGGAGTCACTGGCGAGGGAAGCCCCACGCAGGACAACTCCTGCTTGGCTCCCGTCAAGAAAGTTGGCTACGCCTTTGAACAGAAGACCTTTTCGCTCCGCCATCAGGCGATTGAGTCGGATTGGATCTGTTTGGAAGACGTTCGCACTTCGGCTTTCCCGATTGACGATGTCAACAACTACATCAAAATCTTGGCCGACAACGTCAACGTTGAGTGGATTAAGCGTTATGATGACGATTACTACTCCGCAGTGACGAAAGTCTCTGTTGAACCTGGTCTTGCAGAATCAACTTCCACTTCTGGTTTTACCAGTGCGTTGCCTGCCCCGACCTCCGTTCTTACGGTTGGCGTCCTTCGCGAACTCTATGACCGCCTCTACCAGAACAACGCTGGTGATGACGGTGATGCGGTGACCGATGACGGCTCGCCCGTGTTCAACGTGTTTGCCGAACGCGCCACGATTGAGAACCTGATCAAGCTGAACGAAGATGTCCGTCAGGATATCCGCTACAGTGATCGCGTTAACGATCTGTTGGGTGCCAATGGCTCCTCGCTCCTGCCCAAAAAGGCTTACGGTGGATTTGTGTTCCACAGCCGCCCGTTCCCGAAGCGTTTCAACGACAACGGATCTGGTGGGTTCACCGAAGTTGCCCCGTATATCGCTGCCTCTGGCGCGGTCAAGGGAACGAAGTATATCATCAACCCCGCCTACAAGGCTGCGAAGTATACCTCCACGGTTATCTTCCATCCGAAGGCCGTTGAGTGGCTCGTCCCGAACCCGAACCTCAAGGTTGGCAAGCTTGTTTATGATGCTCAGAACTATCGCGGAGACTTCCGCTGGATCAACGAGTACGACAAGAACTGCAACCCTGACAAAAACAGTGGTTACTGGCGCGCCAAGATGGCTTGCGCGGCGAAGCAGATCTTCCCTGAATTTGGGTACTATCTGCTCCACCTCCGCTGCAATCTGGCGGGCGACCTGATGACCTGCCCCAGCAATAGCGGATACGGTTACCTCGCGTAATTAGTTAGTCTCTATTCATCAAGGCTTGCCTTGGAGTAAAATCTAAGGCAAGCTCTATGAGGAGAGAATAACTATTATGAAACTAACTATACCGACTGATTATACCCTGCCTGAAGATGTTGCTGACGGGGATACTTTTGAAGAGCTTGTTACCTTCCGTGTTGAAGGCGACTCCCTTGTCCCCACCATGATTGCTGGCGTTGAAATCGCCGCAGACGAGGAAGAGGACATGGAGATGGAGGACGAGGCCGCTGACGAAATGGAAGCAGGCGTGTCCCCAATGGCTGGCATGGGTGAGCGTATCATGGGCATGGCTTAAAGGACGGAGACCATAGGCTATGGCTCTCCCCACTTTAGATGCGGTGTTTGCTTCGGCGGCGGATCAGCCCCGAAGGATGATGCTTGCCCAATGGCTGGTTAATGTTCAGTATTCGGGATCGTTCGCGGATTACTATACCCTCCCAGAGCAGTATTTGTGGGCCAAGATTGCGGTAGCCGAAGGCGCGCCCAAAAGCGAGGCAGATTACATATCCCTTCCCAAACAATATGTCTGGAAAGCTATCTATGATGTTGTTTCGGGGTCGAGCGCGGGCACTACGGACTGGAGTGAGAAACAAGCTTTGGGACATATTGCCGCCGCCTATCGCGGTGACACGGCCAATCCCGCAAACCTAGCCACCTATATCAACTGGCCTTGGCGCTATCAGGTTGCGTCCATTATTACAAACACCGCCATTGACACTAACGCTCAAGCATTTATTACAACAAGCGGCGCTACCGATGTTAAAGGGATTGATCAATTTGTCAAAGAAGTAAAACTATTAGGCTTGTGGGATTCCATGGTTTCTTGGCCCCTACGCAGCAGCCAGAACGCAGGAATAGGCACCACGGCGTATTCGCTGGGTGGGTTGGGGACATTTAATGGGACGCTGGTCAATGGGCCTGTTTGGACAGCGAGTGGTTTGGTCACAGATGCGACTAATGAGCATGTGGCGCTGCCCGATGCTACCAGCTTGCGTAATATACGCAGTGCAATGTTTGCATTTAAGCCAGATGACAATTCTTATAATCAAGAGTTGATAGAAATTCAGGGATTGAACACCAGTCGTTACGCAAGTTTTGCTTTTGACGGGCAAAGCTTCTTCGGGGCTACACAAGGCCACAAACTAAACACTTGGAGAAATGGGGCTATATCTCAAAATCAAAACGGATCGCGCTTGCTAAGTCTGGGAACGTGGAGAACGGGCGCATACACGGCAGACAATACAAGCGATAACGTATTTGACAACGGGACATTAGCAGCGGGCGGCACGCGAACGGGTCTATCGGCACTAAATCCATCAGGTGATTTAGCATTTAGACGCATATTTGGCTTATCACTGGCCATGACGGGCGCGTTTGCCATGACCAGCACGGCCACTTGGACAAACTCGCAAGTCGCTGCCCTGCACACCCTCTACAAACAAACCCTCGGCATGGGACTAGGACTACCATGAGCGTAGAAGACATACCAAGACGCAGAGGGATGGAGCGGGGAGTGAAACTCACGATGAGCGAGTTGATTGCGGGCATTGCCCTAATGGTTACTTTGTTTTCGGCCCTCAATGGTTGGGTTGTCTTGCCCGAACAAATGCGGTCTATCCAAGCCAATGATGCTAAACAGGATGCGCGGATTGAGATGATTAATAAAGAAAACCAAGAGAGATCCGAGACCTTGGCCCGTATTGATGAGCGCACAAAAAGAATCGAAGATTACTTGAAATCCAAGGGATTCTAGTCTAGCTTTAAATCTATGAAATCATTCTTTGCCACCCTTCTGGGTATTCCTTCCAAAATCTGGAGTTTCTACGCACCTATCCTTAAAGAATTGTTTGTGGATGCGGCGTCCAGCCTCCTACCTCTCGCCTTGGACATTGTCCGCGAGTTGGCCGACACCAGCAAAACTGGCGCACAAAAGCGCGAGGCCGCTGTCAAAAAACTCACCAGCGCAGCCATCCGTAATGGGATTGATGCCTCCGAATCTTTGATTCGTTTTACTATTGAATCGGCTGTCCAACGTGTCAAAATCGAACAATGAAAGACAAACTTCTAGCATTCTTGGTTAGTAAGTTGGGCGGAGTTGTTACTCCTCTCATCGCCATGGCGGTAGCCGCTATTGTCTCCCGTCTTGCTATGGTTGATCCGAAGCTGGCCGAATCTGTTGATCAGGTCAGCCTTACTGGATTCATTGTTGCCCTCCTTATCTCTATCGTTAACTACATCACCAATGAAGTGAACGTCAGGGGGGTCAAAAAGATCCAAGCCTTGGTCAATACGGATGAGGATGGAGTGGCTGGACCTATTACCTTCACCGAAGTCCGCAGGGCTATTGAAGTCAAAAAGCCCGCAACCAAGCGCAAACGTAAGTGAAACCAATCAAAGATGAAGTCCTCAAAGCCATATTTACCCAAAAGCGCGAAGAAGATCGCAGAAGTTTCTTTGTCCGTTTACTCAGTTCCATCAAAATTGCGGCCAAAATCAAGCGGGGCAATGATGGAAAGACAGGTGTCACCATCGGAGTCCGAGGTGGAGCGGATTTCTAGGAATTGGGATATTGGCAGGCGTCAGTGCAAGTGGTAAAATGAATGGGTGAGTAGTCGGCCCCATGTTAAAGTTAATCCAGAAACTCTTTGGTTCTATCGGCTTCGATACTGGCCAAGCGCCGTCCTCACCGAGCTTGCCGTCCGAATCGCAAGAGAGCTTAAAGCCCGAACCGCCAAAAGAACCCAAGGCCAAGCCCGCCCCGAAACAGAAGACCCCAAAGGCTCTTGAGAATCTAGCCAAGATTGCCCTATCCCAAGTCGGGGTGAAGGAGTCTGGCGGCAACAACAACGGGGCCAAGATCCGCAAGTACCAATCGGCAACCAGTCTGAAGCCAGCTTCATGGCCGTGGTGTGCGGCGTTTACGGGTTGGGTAATTCAAGAGTGGCTCAAAGACAAGGAGAATGCCGAGTGGCTGGGGCTAAAGGTGATGACCCCAGAAAAGTGGAGGCCCAAGACCGCAGCAGCATTCGGGTATATCCAGTGGGCAAAGGGGCGTCCCGCAACCACCAAGGTTTTGTCTTCAAAAGCCAAGCCTCAAGTGGGGGACTTTGTTATCTTTGATTTTTCCCATATCGGGATTGTGGTCAAGGTTGGTGAAAAAAACTTTCAGTGCGTAGAGGGAAATACCAACGGTCGAGGAACGCGAGATTCTACCTCTGGTGACGGCGTGTGGCTCAAAACCAGAACATCTTCATTGGTAAGGAATTACGTTAGAATCAATCCATCAACAGCCAAATGAAAGAGCGCGACCAACCCCGCAAGAAAAAGATCTACCGCAAGCCCGAAAACAAAACTTGCCCCTATTGCGGATCGGAAAAGATTGAACAAACAGTGATTCGGCATGTCGGAGTAATCAAGACATGCAAGAATTGCCGAGAACAAATCGACTGATATGGCATCTCATGACCAGAGACTCCAGAAGGTATTGGACAAACTATCTCGCGATTTGGTTGAATACTTTGATTCGGGCTTTGTCGTTGCCACTTTTCAGGACGGCACCGAAACCAAAAACGCCTTCCTCAAGTTTGGCAATGATTATGCCATCGAAGGCATTGTATCCAATATCCATGACATCCTCTATGGACAAGAAGAGGATGAAGACGACGACGATTTGGATGACGGAGATTTGAAGAAAGCAATCAAAGACACATAAACTACACACAATGGCCAATGGAACCCTATCCTTCACCCTTCCAGAAGAACAACAGGAGTTTGAAGATGCTTGCAAAGCAAGCGATTTTCGCTGTGTTCTTGGGCATTTTGATGACGAGCTTCGCTCTCATCTTAAGTATAATTCTCATCCCGATTGGGATGGGGCAACTATTGAAAAAGTTAGACAAGTTCTTTACAACTTGATTGCCGACTACGGCATCACCATCCACTAACTACACACAACCATGACTACAGTATATATCTGTGGCCCTATGAGGGGCTACCCAAAATTAAACCACCCTGCCTTTTTTGAAGCTGAAGAAGCCTTGCTCAAGGCGGGACATCAAGTAATCAATCCCGCAAGGATGGATCAGAATCTTGGGCTAGACCCCCACAACTCCCAAATGGACGGGAAGTTTATTGAGGAAGCCGCCAGACGGGATATTGATGCGATCTTTGAGTGCGACGAGCTTGTCCTCCTTCCCAAGTGGGAAAAGTCCAAGGGGGCGCGGGCCGAAGTCGCGGTAGCACAATGGCTAGAAAAGCCCTTGCGTCTTTACCCTTCCATGGTTAAGTTGGAGAAAGAAGATGTGTGCGACATCGCCAAACGTCTTACTTCCTATGATCGTCAAAGCGACTACGGAAGCCCGATTGATGACTTCACCAAACAGGCTAAAATGTGGGGAGCCATCCTTGGAGTCAATGTGACCCCGCAACAAATCGCCATGTGTATGATTGCGGTCAAACTTTCCAGACTCACCAACTCACCCCGTCATAAGGATAGCTGCGTAGACATCGTAGGCTATGCACGGTGTTTAGATCTCTGTAACCAAGCAACATCTCTATGAGCAAAAAAATAGCAGTCCTTTCGGACTTCCATTGCGGCCACAAGGTCGGACTAACCCCAAAGGGTTATCTACCTGAAGAGCCAGCAGACGAGCGGGCACGGTGGGTCCACGCCAACCAAGCCTACTACAACTGGTATAAAAAACACATCAACCTCCACGGTCCCTACGATGTCATCTTCCTTAATGGAGATCTCGTAGACGGCACAGGCAAGAAGTCAGGAGGCACCGAACAGATCACCACCGACATGGAAGAGCAGTGCGATATGGCGGTTAAGATTATCCGCGAAATCCCGAAATCTAAAAAATGCGATATAGTTATCACTAGGGGCTGTGTAACCGCTGGTCATCGTGTGATTACATCTGATTTGCGGTGGGTTCCAGTGGAATGGCTAAAGGTTGGTGATACGCTTTTAGCATGCGATGAAAATCCTCATCCAGAGTCAAATCGTCGTTACTGGAAAGAGTCTGTTGTTCTTAAAAATGAACCACAAGAAGCCGAAGTATTTAAGATTAGATTTAGTGATGGAACGTCTATTGAGGCGACTCACGATCATCCATTCCTATGTAATATGCGTGGATACTACGGAACAAAATGGGGAACCGTTGAGTTTCTTGAAAAACAATTAAAATCATCATCTGTTAAGGTTCCTCTTCAGAAGTTCCTGCCAACTTGGGCAGAAGATGCATCATACGAAGCTGGATATATATCGGCATTTTTTGATGGAGAGGGATATTTCTCTCAACGCAGAAAACCCAGAAGGAATAAGTATATCGATGAATCCCATTGTGTTGTCGGAGCATATCAAAACGAAAACGAAGTGTTGTCTTATTCTAAGCAAATCCTTGAAGAGTCTGGTTTTGACTGCAAAATAAATTACAAAGATTCAAAACATAAATGCAAAATGCTGGCAATTCGCGGAGGACTTGGACAGACATTGCGTTTCTTGGGCACATTTAGGCCAAAGCGTCTTTTGCCAAAACTGGATATTTCCAAACTCGGATGCATTAAGGCTTGCGATTCGGTATTTATTGAATCCATTGAACGAATCGGAATCAAAACCATTTACGCCTTAACAACCACTAGCAAAACATATGTTGTTGAAGGTTTTGTAAGTCACAACACTCCCTACCACACAGGAGATTCGGAAGATTGGGAAAACATCATCGCAGAGCGTGTAGACGCCGCAATTGGAGAACATGAGTGGGTGGATGTAGAAGGGGTCGTATTTGACCTTAAACACCACCCAGCAGGCTCTAGCGGCATTCCCCATGGTCGCCACAGCGGAGTGGCTAGAGATCGCCTCTGGAACCTCATCTGGGCCGAAAAAGAACTACAGCCCAAGGGAGATGTATTTATCCGCTCCCATGTTCATTACCACAACTTTGCGGGAGGGCCAGACTGGCTGGCGATGACCACCCCAGCCCTACAGGGGTTTGGTAGCCGATTCGGAGCCAGACGCTGCACTGGCATTGTGGACTTCGGATTCGTCACTTTCACCGTCAACAAAGGAACATACACATGGCAACCCATCATAGCAAAACTGGAAGAGCAAAAAGCTCCAATGATAAAATTGTAGTCCCGTCATGGGATAGTGTCTGGGAGTCTTTCAAGGAAGACAACACCAAGACCACAATTGAAGCCATGGAGGCCGAAGGATGGAAGACTGTTAGGGATGTCGCCCGAATGACCAACCTCTCAAGACAAAGGGTATTGGAATTGGCCAATAGCGACAAGATGGAGTCGGTAAAGAAGAAGGTTATTCAGACGGGCAAAACCCGTGAGATGGTATTTGTCAGGCCGAAAGTTTAATCAAGGATCATACGGCCAATACTCAATTGCTTCTAATGTGAAGTTAACATCGAGTTCTGTTCCGTCACGACTATTAAATGCATAAATTGGGCAACTAAACGTTTGGCCCTCTATAATAAGGTTGAAGGTTCCATGTGTACCAGTTGCCAAGTCCCAATTGTTTGCTCGCATAGTCCATCTAAATGTGCTTGCTGTAAAGGCTAATATGGGTTGAAATTCAAGACTATTGCCTTCTTTTTTATGAAAGAAAAGATTATAATATGTTTCATTGTGACGCCTGTCCGACTCCCAAGACAAACTAATATTTATTCTTGATCCAGAGGATGATGGCGGAGACGTTGTTACGCTGAAATCAAAAATGTCGATTCCAAATATGTTGGCACGTAAAGAGTCTGGAAGTGAAAGCTCGCAAATTAATTCTTTTTCATTTGGCGGTATGGTTCCCGATGTTTCGTCATAAACTGTTACTAATTCATATGGTGGTTCTGGGGTTCTATCAAGTCCCAAAGAACGCCCTTGACCAATGTTAATTTCCGTATTGTTGTCTGCTTCAAACTTTGATCCACCACTTCCTTGACCTTCTTCCCACTCTCCCCGATAAGAAAATTTCCATTTTTTAACTTTCCAATACATGGATGCCGCATAATATGGAGGAAGCCATATATTCGGAATATCTTTATCAGATTCATCATATATTTCTACTTCAGAACAATTTACAACAGCGCCATCGATAGCTGTTGGTCTGCTGACAACAAGCTCTTCGGTTTCTGGATCGATGTAAGATAAGAACCTAGGGAAATATCCAAGATGTGCGAATTGGGCCATTTTAAAATTCTGGAGCTTCTTCACTTCCATCCCAAACAACCATCCAATATTCTACTGGAACTCCATTAACACAAAATCCAACTTTAAGTGCTTCTGCGCCATCGGGCAAATCGCCCCCACCACCGCTGCTTGATCCAGCATACCCATCATTTGAAATTTGCGTGTCCCCAGATGCCGATATGCCAGCACTGCCGCTTTGGGTTGTAGCATATGTGGGCGAGGATTGTTGGGCGGAGGTATTATTTGATGAATTTTGAGAAAGCTTTTGATCGTAGATGGATTTGGCCCATTGTGCCGTGTCGTTACTAATCAGCTTTCTGATTGTGGACTGAGAGAGTCTTCCAGATTTTCTGGCAAGATCACGATCAAGCTGTCGGGCAAATCTTTGTTGCTCTGTTGAGCTTTTGTATTGTGATGGTCCGCTTTCCATAAACTATGCAAATATTGAGGCATTTAATACTTCCGCATAAATTCTGGCAAATCCATATTGATAAAGTTCTACGCGAGAATCGATAAGATATAATCCTCTTCTTGGAATATCTGATGGTGATGTTGGGCCTAAATTCGTGGGCAATTGTCCACGAGAAAATGCGTCTCGTGAGACATTGGAAATACTCAAGGCTTCACCCCAATTAAAGGATATATCTGCGGCTCCTGTTTGGGAGTTTTGTCCACTGCTACCGATATTTATTTGTCTGTGTAAACACGGAGGTATCGTTGCTACCGAAGGTATATTTTGAACGCTGCCACCAAATCCAGATCCAGTAGATTTTGAAATAGCATAGGTTGTCGCTCCACCTTGACCAGAACCAGCACCTCCGTTAACCTCTCTTACTTTTGTGTAAGAATGAGATGCCGAAGCACTCACACGAACTGATTTTGCTTGGCCTTTTGCTACAAGTGTATGCGATTGTGGTTTAAAAACTGGCCATTGTTGAACGCCTCCGCCAATCTTTGCCAGAATGTCTGCAAGTGTTACAGGATATTTCAAGAAAAAGATATAGCTCGTTGTTGGAATGTTGTTTGCGTAAACCTGCTCCATATCTATTTTAAAATCTGGTTTTACGCTTGAACTTGCAGATGCGCTTCCGCTTTCAGATATTGATCTTCCATCACTTCCAGCGATAATTGGGGCGCTTCCACTACTTGTATATGATCCATCCTCTTTTGCGTCAGACCATACAACCGTCACTCCTTTTAAAACTGGTGGAAGTGACAGCGATGTTCTTGTCGGAAATTGCAGCATAATGGACTCCAACTCTTGTTCGATTGCATCAAGATCAAATTCCCTAACAAGATCCAAGTCATCGGAAAGCGGATCGACAATTGTTGCGGCATTTCCAAGTTTTGATCCAGAAGCAACGATACTTTCATCATAGGGGATAACCACATTAACATTAGGTTCGTATTCCTGTCCGCGAAGAGTTGGCAGGCTTCCATTGTCTCGCGAGGTGGTTGTTTTGCGGACGGTAAATTCAGTAACCCTCTGTTCGCTTTTTTCCAAGTCGTTGGCATCCAAGGCGGGCATGGACACCGAATCTTGAGCCACAGTCTCTTGGGTTGTTTCGGCGGGTGCGCTGGCGCGAAATTGTTCAGGAATAACATCGGGCTTGGACGCCGAAAGAGTCTTGGCATCAAAAACATTGGGAACACGAACTTCGGTTTTAATTGTTCTTTGATCACCCAAGGCTTCAATAGACCCATCAATCAAAAGGGCGTCTGGTTGGATAGATTGCGGATCAGCCGTCAGTCGAAGCGTTCTGGTGGCTATTTGACCCTGTGGGGTAATTACCGTTTCTGTCAATATTTCAGCCGCGCTGACATCTCTGGTGTTTGTTGAGACACGCTTAACAAACTCTGTAACCTGTTCTTCCGATTTGGAAAATTCACCAGCACCAAGAGTTATGGCCGAAGGAGAGCTAATTACTCCTGCAATATTCTCTTCGATAATTGTATCCGCTTGCGCGGCTCGGAATTTTTCGGGTGTAAGATCAAGCCTTGTCTTGCGGATGGTTTTACTGGTGAATACAGAAGGAACAGTAACCTCTGTCTTGACAGTTCGTCCATCCCCCAAAGCCTCTACGCTGGCATCAACGAGCGTAGCAGACGGAGTGAACGACTGATCCCCGACATCCAGCCGAAGCAGTCTTGTGCCGATTTGTCCTTGGGGAGTTAGGACTTTTTCCGAAAGCGTGACCGCCGAAGTGATGGAGCGTGATGTGGTGGCAACACGTTTGGTAAACTTATTAACCTGCTCTTCAGATTTAACAAACTCTCCAGCGCCCAAAATAATATTAGGGTTAGCTGATCCCTCAACGGTTTGTTCAAAAACTGTGTCCTCTTGGGCGGCTTTGAACTTCTGGGGAGTGATATCTTCTCTTGTTTTGCGATAGGCTTCAGCCCCGAAAACTTGAGGAACTTCAACAACTCTCTCAACCAATGATTCGGCGTCTTCCCGCGAAACCTCTACGGTCCTTGTGGCTGTTGGATTCGGGGGAACATAATCGGCGGCTCCCTTGCGTTGAGTGGTGACGGTAGCTAGTTGGCGGGCCTCGTCGGTGGCTTTTCCAATAAGCAAGGGTCCATCTACCTTGTAGGTCTGGACAATCTTAACCGAAAGAAATTCGTTGTAGGGTTCGTAGGAGGTCTGGGTAATGACTCCGTTGACGTTCTCCAAAGTTCCCTGCTCCTCGCCAGTAGGAACAAAGAGTTGGCGGCGTTCTTGGACGGGGCCACGGGATGCATCGTAAAAATCCCGATTCCGAATAGGAAAAAGAGAATTTCCATCATCGTCAGTTTCAATCGACCAAGCTTCCTCAATCTCGGTATAGACAATTGCGGAGCCTTCGCGAGCTTCGTAGTTAACCCTCTGGTCGGGGCCAAGTCGGGCAACCTGACCCTCATTCTTAACTGAGCGTCTACGTCCTTGAATCGGGCCTAGATCGTCATCGTAGCGGGTGAAGGGCACCCAAGGGGCGGGCAGGATTTCGTAGATATGAGTGACCCGCTCGTCTCCGTTGGATGGCTGGGAACCCGTAAAGACATGGTTGGGATACCGCTTGGAATCTGGGTGCGGGCTTAGATCCTCTGGCACCCGATACCCCGCAACACGGGGATCTGCTCTCAGTCCAATCGTTGGAAAGTCTCTATCGTTCGCCGCATAAGAAATAACGTAGGAACGATTTAGGGGTGGTTGCTCTGCCATTTCGGAAAACTTACTCTAAAAAGAAGGTGGCGGCAAGATGATTTTCCGCTTGCATTGGTTAGCAAAAATGATAGGTTGCTCACTTGGAAGGCATTCGTCTTCCTGTTTTCATGTGTGTGGGGCGGGGTCGGGCTAAAAACTCGGCCCCGCTTTTTTTGAACGCTTGACAAGTTGGGTTGTCGGATCTATCTGAAACTCTACCTATATGGCATATCAATCCAATCAACCAAAAGCACCAGTCCTCTCACATTTTACCTTGGCCAAAAACGGGCCAAAACTCGTATCCGTTAAATCTCCCCCCAAATGGGTCAAGCAAAATAGCCTATGCGTTATCGAATTAATCGTTGATGGTGTGGCCCATGTGTATTTCACTGAGAATAAGGACATTGCATCGAAGTTCCAGCAGTATGTGGGTAAATCTGTAGTGCTGATTGCCTCTGGCAACTCCAAGCAGAAGACTGATTCCATGGAGATCCAGCCTGCTGGGGTGCCCGCTTCAAGCCTGCCCGTGGCCCAGAGCGCCCCGCAATCGCCCCAGAAAGCCCCAGAAAGCGTTATTACGGCCCCAGTCCACAGGGACAAGGAGGCCAAGCAATTCCTCTGTCAGGCGGCAAATCTGATGCGGCTGTGCGTGAAGAAAGCCAATGATATTGCGGTGGAGTTGAACCTTCCCGATCAGCATCGTCAGGGAATAGCAACGACGATGTTTATCCAAGCGGATAGACAGGGCTTCATTCAAGCCATGCCCATCACGGCATATACCCCCGAACAACTTGGATTCGGGGCAAGCAAGGCCGAATCCCTGAATAGTCCACAAGCGAATGACTGATGAGCGAGAGCGCGGCATCGAAATTCTGTCGCATGATAAGGGATCATTCCTCGTTCAAAGTCGGTCTCATCGCGAAGACTACTACATGGTGGAATTCGCTACCGATGAAGTCGGAGACATCACGGGATGTTCCTGCACTTGTCCAAGCTATCAATTCCGCAAAGAGTGCTTCCACATCCGATACCTCTGTAAACTCTTGGGCGTCGAAACGCCGAAGCCAACAAACAACCAACTAATAGCAGCATAACAATATGAAGAAATCCAAGGCACAAAAGAAAGTGGCAACCGTAATGCGTGAATTTTCCAAGGGGAAACTCAAGAGCAGTTCGGGCCAGAAGGTTACGAATCCCCAGCAAGCGAAGGCTATTGCAATGTCGGAAAGTGGCATGAGCAAAAAGAAAAAGAAACGCTAGTGACTGTCACCAATACATTCAATCTCCCCCAGCCGTTCGTTGACTTGGTGAGCGAGTCTTCATATTCGGCGGGGGAGGCTGATATCACTACTACGAGCCTCTTCCAGCCTCCGAAGATTCGGGAGTTGATGAAGCGCCACGGAGATAAGATTACCGAGGACGCTTCGGATCGCGTGTGGACAATGCTTGGAACGGCCAACCACTACGTTCTAGAACAGATTGCCAAACGTAATCCCGAACGCTACCTGACCGAAGAGCGTTTCTACATGGATGTAGATGGCGTAAAACTTGGTGGACAGATCGACCTCTATGACAGGCAAGAGCAAGTCCTTTATGATTACAAGGTCAGTAGTGTTTATAAAGCCTTGTCCGATGACAAGTTCGACTGGACGGCGCAAGCGGCAATCAACACACTTCTACTTGAACATAATGGATATCCAGTAAAACGTGCAGCCATCATTCTTGTAATGAAGGACTGGAAGTTGCGCGACTCCAAAATCAAAGCTGATTACCCCAAGTGCGCTATTGTGGAAATTAAGTTAGATCCATGGAAGCCCGAAGAAACATTTGCATATATCAAAAGTCGAATTAATCTCCACCAACAAGCAAAAGACCTTCCCGATGACCAAATACCGATCTGCACACCTGAAGAACGCTGGGAAAAACCCACCATCTACGCCGTCCTCCCGAAAGAAGGAGCGAAACGTGCCGTTAATGGTGGCTTATACGAGTCTGAATCTGAGGCTAAAGAACACGCAAAAAGAATTTCTGGTGCCGTCGAGAGACGGGAAGGGAGTTGTGCGCGGTGTATGGACTACTGTCGAGTGCGCCAGTTCTGCCAATTCGGAAGAAACCTAAAAACCAATTAATAAATATGAGCATAGAATACAGAGGAGAAAAGTTCAGTGGCTATAACAAGCCAAAACGCACGGCCAACGGCCCTAAAAAATTCGCCGTCCTTGCCAAACAGGGAGATGAAGTGAAACTAGTTCGCTTCGGAGATCCCACGATGTCGATCAAGAAAGACCAGCCAGCCCGAAAGAAAAGCTACTGCGCGCGTTCTGGCGGCATCAAGGGAACAAGTAACAAACTGTCGGCCAATTACTGGTCGCGCAAAAAATGGGAATGCTAATACTATGAAAAAACGAGGACTATACGACAATATCAACGCAAGGAAGAAGGCTGGCACTAGCCGCCCGAAATCCAAATCTACTATCGATCCCAAGGTCTATAAGAAGATGAAGAGCAAAAAGGGTGGGTTTAAAGAAAAATGAAACCTCATCCAGACGATAGTATCTTTAAAGTCAAAGACTTCATCAACGAACTCTCGCGGGTTCAAGATGCTTACTTTGAGTCCTTGTGCTTTGAGCTTGGATTAGGTGACGGAGATGAACTTAAAGATCATCTGTTTGACTACGTTTACAACGAACAGAAGATGGTAACATTCGGAGAGCATCTGGATGAGCTTGGTCAAGGAGATCTCTGGGACGGGCTGTGACCCTCAACATCTTTACTATTGTTCTTGATGGCTCTCCGTGGATCGGGGCGCAGTTTGCAGAACTATGCCGATTAAAAGATACTGACTGGCGTTGGTCGATTGTCGAGGGGGCGGCGATGCCTCAGAAGGACACGGCTTGGATGGGTAACCAGACAGGGAAAGTTTCCCACGATGGTACTCATCAATTCCTACAAGCCCTAGCGCACCATCCCCGAATCACGGTTAATAGCAAATCGGAATGGGGTGGTAAGACAGAGATGATCAATGCGGCGTTAACTGCTTTCAAGAAAGACGGCGTCTTACTTCAAATGGATAGTGATGAGTTGTGGACAGCCCAGCAGATGAGTGATCTTATTCCTCTCTTTGATGGCAACCCCGAAATCAATACCTTAAAGATCAAGATGGATTACATGCTTGGGCCTAATGTAAAATCAACATCCACAGACGGTTACGGAAACAGGAAAGACGAGTGGGTGCGGGCTTGGAGGTACAGCGTTGGACTCTGGATGGAGCGCCATGAACCTCCCGTGTTCAATGGGAATAGAGGCAAGATTTGCGAACGAGACGAGGCGACAGCTATGCTAGGACCAGTCCTCCACATGGCATGGGTGACCCCGCAACAAGTATCCCAGAAGCAACGCATATACAAAGGTGGATACGAAAATGCCTGTGAAGATTGGGATAGGCTACAGCGCAACATGAAATGGCCTGTCAAAGATCTTAAACAGTTTTTGCCTTGGGTTGGTAGCGGGGCTTCGGCTGATTTACTTTTTAAGCAATAATCTGCTATTGACCTTGTAGAGATGGCATGGTAACTTCGCGGGCAAAATGTCCTCATTAAGTCTTGGCCTCGCCTGCGAGAGAATTCCTGCATCAGTAAAACCAATTGCCGATCCTCCTGATCTGGCGGGTTTTGATGCGGAAGCAGAACTTCGCAATAACATCAATCGCTTCTGCGAGAGGGTATTGGCTGAGGGGAAATGGCAAGGTACTCTGGTGCAGGCACTTATCACCGCCTACGAGGACGCCAACGACAACAAGTTTATTACTCTCCCCCGCCATCTGGAGACCTGTATCCGTGCAGGCAAATCGGGCTACAAGACTGTGGCCGTTCAGAGTGAATGGTATCAGTATTTGCCCCAAGGGCGCGGCATCCGAAAAGCGGATGAGAAATACTTCGGCCCAATTCAGGACATGGGTGAGGGGTTTGTCACATTTCGGGACATGGAGACGCCGTCCCAACTTACCCTATCTAGCAGCGAAACAGAGTGTGCTGGCAGCTACATCTGGATTCGCGGAAAGGACTCAAATGGGAATAAAATTTATTCTACAGTGGATGGAGAACGAGTGGAGGGAATTCGTCTTGACCTTGGAGACGGAACCCAAACCACCTCTCAGACGTTTAAGGAGATCTATTCTGTCGAGAAGACCCCTACCACGGGCGTTATCTCCCTATCGGCTGGGGCGACAACGCTGGCCAAGTATGAGTCGGGCGAGCGGGCTATAAGCTACCGCCGTTATCTGGTGGATCGCAATTGGGACGCCGTCCAAGGCATCTTCAAGCGCAAGCATTGCTGGGCTATTAGCGACAACGACCCTCTCTACCCCGACTCCTTGGAAGCTATTAAGCTTGGCTTAATGGCTCTGAATGCCGAAGAGAAATCCGATGTCGAGCGCGGACAATATTACATGGATCGTGCAATTCTTCTTCTCAACGCCGAACTAAAAGAGTATAACGCAGGGCAAGAAGGGGTTATGCAAATTGCTCCTTGGCTTACCCGCCGACTCGTAAACATGACTTAATATGCCTCCAAGAGATAGACGTTTTCAACAAGCAGACCAACTAGCTGGAACTATGTTCAATGTGTTCCCACAGGGGGTTGGAGAACAAGTTAGTCGCGGGGCACAATCCTTGGGGCAAGCAGTAATGGGTCTTGCCAGTCGCTTTACCAACCCGCTTGGAACACTGGCTTCAGATATCGGGGCCGCACGGGAGGCTGTGTCTGGAACCAGACTTATTGGTCAAAGACAATCCATGCAACAAGGGGTAACTGCACCCACTCCAGTTCTTCCTAGCGGAACGCCGATGACGGGATTTGACATTTATCCCACAACTCCGCAATCTATTCCGCAAAATGTCGCTGCCACAGCCCCGCAACCCGCAGCTTCTTTGGTTTCTCCAAGTGTCCCAACATTCCCCACCGCTGGTATGGGATTGATGGGTAATCAAAATATCCGCCCTCTACCCACAGAACAAATTTACCCCACGACACGCATGGCTCCGACATTGGCTGATCGCGGCAACGTGACTACAGACATCACTGGCATGCAGGGCAAGGTTCCTATTCAAACTGCCTACGGAACAATCTATGCCACACCGCAACAAGCACAGACCCAGCGTGTTTCTGAAATGGGAACACTGCCAGCACAATCGGCGCGGTTGGCTAATATTGGCGAACAAGCCCGAAAAATGGGAATGGCCAAAGCTGGAGGAAGACAGATTGCCCAAGGTTACACCGAAACTATGAGACAGTTTGCCGAATCCACAATTCCTGAAGGAGCAAGGCGTTATAACCCAGCACCCCAAGGAAGGTTTGGTCAAGCCTTGGTTGGCAATTTTCCGCAGTCCACTGAAGCCAGAGAAATGAGACGCCAGCGCACAATGCCATCAACAATGGTTGCATCTTCAAGTCCCTATATTGAAGAGGAGCGTAGCCCGTTTTCAAATATTTACGGATTCCAACGCATTTAATGGCTGAACCACTCACATCTTCTGATATTTGGAGAACCCAGCGTGGTTGGGGAGTTTCCCCCCTTGCCTCCGAGGAAGAGCGTAAACGCTTTGCTGCCGCTGGAGAAAGCCCGCTAACAACGCAAGCTCGCGAACGATTTGAGACTGGTCGCGGAATCTCCCCGATGGCTAGTCAGTCGGAGCGAGAGGCTTGGAAAGTTGCAGAGATTCAAGCGGGAACCAGATCTCCAATGGAATTGCCAGAATCTTATGGCGGGATGGGAGATCGTCCTAAAGCTACAACCCGCAGGGGATTTCGCATGCAACAGGAATGGGATAAACAGTATGAGATGATGCGGAAACAGGAAGAGGAAGCCCGTGAGGAAAATCGTTTCTTGATGAGCTATGAGTTGCAACGCCAACAAGAGGAGAGAATGAAGGGCGCACAAGATCTTCAAATCCAAGCTGGACTGGCAAAACAAAGCAGGCAGCAAGATGTTGAGAGGCAGGCCCAAGACATTATGAACAACATCGTCGGTTTCACCAGACCAGATGGCAGTAAGCAGAGTCCAATCAACGTCAACGATGAGGACGCTCCCGAAAGATTGCAGATGTTGATTGCCAACAATCGACGGGGAATGGAAAGTCAAGATGTCAAAGAGGTTGTGACCATGATGCTTAATGATGCTCTTGATATCCGAGCAAAACGGGACGAAGAGATAATGTCCGACATCAAGGCAAAGGCTGGGCTGGCCAAGGATCTTAGCACTAACGGGTTGAGTATTGGAGAATTTACCAAGGACGGAAAGATTGATTATGTCGCGGCCTCCGATGCTCTTGGCAAAGCAATCGCAAAAGGAAGGGTTGAAGAAGAAGAGCGCAAGAGTTCTACTGCAATTGTCAATGATCTCCAAAAAGATGTGATCAAGATTCGTGGCGAGGTCGCCCGATACCAGAAGCTGCTTGAAGCCAGCCCCTCTAATCGAGAAGTTTCAAAACAGCTTCAAGGTGCCTTGGCTGATCAAGGTGTATTGGAAGACGAGATCAACAGACTGAGCCGTCCCCGCGAAGGAGGTGCCACAGAATCGGAGGGGCCAACTACAACAGAATCTCCCGCAAAAGAACTTAGTCAACAAGACCAAACTGCGCTAAACTGGGCCAATGCAAACCCAGACGATCCTAGAGCAAAAAGAATTAAAGACAAACTTGGAGTTCAATAATGGCCTTTGATCCAGATGAATATCTGAACGAGAAAGGCTCGCCATCTACCGCTACAACGGAGTTTGACCCAGATGCCTATCTCAGTGAACCAGACTCAGAACAAGAACCTGAGTTTGATCCTGATGCTTATTTAGCAGAACCACCCCCAGTTGGCACATCGCTTTTTGAGGAGATAACACAAATCCCGCAAGCCATCAAGCAGTCCATCGGACAGCCTTTGGAGGCCATGGGTGAGACCGCCGAAGTCTTGGGCGCTCCAGACCTTGGGGCAACGCTGCGAGGAGCCATTGAGGAACCCAAAGAATATGTCCCCGCTGCACAGAGATTCATGCAGCCACAAGAAGGAGAATTCCAGATTGGTGGGTTTGCTCCTCAATTCCTACCCCGCGCCATTGTTGAGCAAGCTGGTCAACTTGCTGGTGCTATCGGTATGCGGGCCGCTGGTGCTGCTGTTGGTGGTTTGACGGGATCTGTTGTCGGACCCAAAGGAACGGTGGCTGGTGCAGTCGCTGGATCTTTCCTTGGTCCAGCACTATTTGAAATGAGTCAGATTGTTGGTCCTGTGGCCCGTGAACGTGCCGCTAATCAGGGGCGAGAACAACCTAACGGTGACGATCTTGGTTGGGCGTGGGCTACGGCTGGTGCCAGTGGTGCGCTTAATGCTATCGGCGCGAGATACCTTCCCAATGGAGACAAGCTTGCTGGCGGGCTTGCCAAACGCATTTCTCAATCCTTCCTTGGTGAGGGTATCCCCGAAGGCGGTCAGGCCGCAGTTCAGCAGATCGGTGAAACATTCCTTACCGAGCAGGGGCTTGATCTTCGTCCGAAAGAAATTGCTGGTGAAGCCATTATTGGTGGTGGCGCTGGCGCTGCCGCAGTCGGTGTGGCCGAACCATTTACCAAGGCCAAGCAAGCTGCCGAGACTAAAGTGGTGGCAGAACAAGCCGCTCCCATCGCGCCCGAAACTGCACAGGTGGTTAGCGAGCAGGCAAATCAAGTTATCAATGAGGCTCAAGTCGAGGAGACTGCCGAAACCCCCGAACAGCGAGTAACGCGCCTCCAAGAAGAAGCTACCGCAGCAGCAGGAATAGAACTAGAAGAAGAGGGGGAAGTCGGGGTCGAGCCGCCTGTTGCCATCACCCCGCCCGTAGCACCCACTCCCGAAGGCGCAGTAGCCCCTGTAGAGCCAGTAGTTGAGCCAGTAGTAGCAGAGCCGCAGCCAGCCGCAGAAGTCGCGCCAGAGAGGCGGGATGAAGAATATACTTCTTCCGTCGAGGCGGGGAATACCGAAAGAGCGAAGCAACTGGTTGACGAGGCTTTTGTTGCGGCGTCCACCCCCGAAACAACTGATTCAGTTTTTGAGAGACACAAAGACTATAAGATGATGGGGCTTACTTTTGAGGAAATAGTCCAAAATCCCGAAGCACTAAGAGAAGAGGATCAAGACGATTACAATACTGTGATGTATTGGGTGTCACAGATCCAGCAGGGCAACACGCCAACAGTGGTTGCTGATGACAATGGAATTCTTTGGGACGGATACCACCGACTTCTTGCAAGCAAGATAGCAAATGCCGAATCTGTAAACGTATTCAAATCAACCAAAGAACAAACGACTGATGAGGCTACTAAAGCCGTGGTTCGCGACAAAGACGGGAACATTATTCCGCTCTCTCAAAGGTTCCCGCCAGCCGCCCCCGCAGTGACTCCTCCCGCCGAGGTGGCCCCCGAAGTTGCCCCGCCCCCGAATCTTGAACCTCTACGTCGAGTAGCAAGAGCAGAACAAACAGAAGAGGATGTTTCGGGGTTGGTCGGTCAAGGACTAGTCGAGCTATACAATGGGCAACCAGTGATCACACAAGCGGGTCTAGAGGCGCTACCAGAGGCAGAACGCCCAAGGTTGAACCCCGAAGCCCGAAAGATCCAAATCGACACAGGATCAAACGAAGTAGTAGCCGAAGCCATCGCGAAGGGGCTTCGTATCGGGGTGGATCAGGTGGGAACAGGTGTGCGTATGCCCGCAGGCTGGACACTGGTAGAGGATATCTATGTTCCGCCGAAAAAGATGGAGAAGATTGACCTTTCTGATGTCGAGGCATTGGCAGAAGTAGACGAGAACTCTGACATATTTGCAGAAATTATCCGCAAGAAAGATGAGGCGAAAGCGGCGGTGGTTCAAAAGCCAGAAGGATCTGCTTTTGCCAATCAGGAGGAATTCCGTGCGGCGTTTGATCTTCGCGGCGAGGGCCACGGACGATTCGCCACAAGACTTGATCTGATGGTTGCTGATGGAGCCATTACCAGCGAGGGACAAGATCTAATAATGGCTGTTATCTTTGATAACAAAACAAATGACGAGTTTTTGGCTAACATGGAGATGGGGTCTCTGCGTCCTCGTGTTTCCAGAGCATATGGTCGCGGTGGAGCTAGTCGGCAAACTGTTGAGACAATAAGAGGAAAGGCAATTGGTTATAAGCCATCATTGCGGATGATGCAAAATGCCAGAAAGGGTCTTCAAATAGACGAGCAAACAGCCGAAACCCTATCAACATTTTGGCATGAATTTGGCCACGCTGGATACTATTCGCTACTGGATAAGGCACAGAAAAGCAAGATCGCTTCTGTCTACAATAAAACAACTCAAACGCAGCGTAAAAAATTCTTTGAAAGCGGTGTTGCTGCTGCAAGACAAGCGGACTTCTATTCAAGATACTATGCCAAGAGCGAGTCAGAGTGGTTTGCTCAATCTTTTGCTGAATATGTTCTTACTAAAAAGTCAGAACAGAAGGCTTTAGTGCCAATATTTGAAAGCATCTTAAATAAAGTTAAAAATATATTTGGAAAACTGTTTTCAAGAAAGGAAGGGACGCCAGAGCTTGAAGACATTTTTGAATATATTATTCAGGGTAAAGACTATGGATCAACCAAGATTTGGTGGAACGGGATGCAAATGTCTTTATCTCCTGCAATCTATGGAGTTAGAGGGGCGCAACCTGTTGATCCTGCATTTAGTAGAAGGCTTGTTGAAAGAGAAAAACAGAACAGGGCCAAGGCTATGGGGCGCACCGCCCCCGAAGTAAGAGAATCCCGCAGGGAACCCACTCCCCTTACCCAACAAGACAGAGAGTATCTGGATGCGGTGGAAAGAGGAGATTTGGATGCGGCGTCGAGGGCTGTAGAGCAAGCGGCTAAAAAGGCTGGATACACTATTAAGGCGTATCATGGAACAGATAAAAAATTTACCACATTTAAAAGTGAAGTTGGGGATGGTTTCTTTTTTGCCAACCGTCCAGTTAACAATCTTCCTCAAATTGTTTCATATTTGAAATTGTCAAATCCATTACGCATAAATGCAAACGGGGCACAATGGACTGATATTCAGTATGGTGACACAAAATATGATACAGGAGAACTTGCTGGAATCGCGATGGTTTCTGGATATGACGGGGTAATTATTGAAAATGTTATTGAGGGCGGAGAAACATCTCCAGCAGATGTCACGATAGTTTTTAATCCTAATCAAATCAAGTCTGCCGCCCCCGTTACCCGCGATGACCAAGGCAACGTCATCCCGCTTTCCCAACGCTTCCAGCCCACAGAAGAAGATATCAGGTATAAGAGGATTGAGATGCCGCGCCCTGCTGGCATGGAGACCGAAGCAGTAGCAACAAAGCTGGAATCTTTGGGATTCGGGCGGGGTGGGATCGTGTCGGTGGTCAACGAGCCCGATGCTTCCTTTGAAGGCCGCACTATTATCCGAGATGGGAAAGTAGTGGGCATAGAGCTAAACGCCGCAGCCCTGAAAGACGATGCTGCTGTAGAGCGAGTCCTTAACCATGAGATTGCCGAATCGGCCAATGCCGATGGAGCATTGAATACTTTGGTTGCTGGGTTGACCCCGAAAGAAAAAAAAGAAATCAACGATGCCATCACTAGGTTGGGCTACGCAGAGAAGGCTAGAACCGCCGAGGAAGCCGCCAGAGCCGTCGAGCTACTAGCCGAGGGATGGAGGGGAAGACGCTGGTTTGATCGCGCTGTAGCGCGTGTTGAGGCATGGGCCAACAAGTTGGGCTACAAGCTTACCCGTCGAGCCGCTGAATACATTGCCGCCAGAAACATGGCGGAAGTAAATGAATCTTTCCGCAAGATGTCAACCGCTGATGCTCTTGCAAATCTACGGGGCGCAAGGAAGGTCAACTTCAACGGACTCAGCGCCGTCTTGATTCCTCCGAGCGAGATGGAGTTTGCCTATTCTATCGCCGCCTACCATGGAACACCGCATGAAATCAAGGGAAGATTCCAGTTGGCAAAGATTGGAACTGGTGAAGGCGCAACTGTCTATGGATGGGGGCTTTACTTTGCCGAGAATATCGATGTCGCCCTTGAATACAAAAACAGACTAGCAAAAGAATTGAGATATGCTGGTTCTGAATTCGACAATAAAAACCCATCGCATGTTGCGGCAGATAGGCTTGCTATGGGTAAATTTTATGGAAAGTCTCGCGAGGAAGTAATTCAAGAACTGGAAAATGATGTAGACTATTACGCAGATAACGAAAACATACAAGCCCAGCAATGGAGCCAGCAGATAGTTCAAATTCTCAGATATAATAACGAAGCTAAAATAGAAAGGGTGGGGAATCTATACAGTGTTGATTTAGATGTTTCTGAAGATCAGTTGATGGATTGGGACAAGCCCCTGAGTGAACAAAATCCCGAAGTCCGTAAAAAGCTTGAGCCATTTCTTCCGCCAGCCTTACAGAATCCATTTGAGAAAAAAACTATACAAGAATTAATAGACGAAGATCCAACAATTCAATACGTCTACAGATATCTCGTAATGGAGGAAATGAAAAAGACCTCGTTTTTGGATATGTTCAGAGCATTATCCAAAGACGAAAGGGAATTCCGAGCAAAACAAAAAGTTTCCGAGGCGTTTAGGAGTGCTGGTATTATTGGCATCCGATATCTTGATCAAGGAAGCAGATTCGCGCAGCCGAAAAAAACAGGATTCGGGTGGCTTGTGGATGACTATCGCGGATCAAACTATTTTAAAACCAAAGAAGAAGCAATTAAGTTTGCGGAAGAGGCTCAAACCAGAAACTACGTTATCTTTGATGAGGATGTGATCAGTATTACTGGGCGCAATGGCCAGCCTGTAGACATTCGCGAATCCCGCAGAGAAGACGCCATCCCCACCTTCTCCGAGGGAAGCCCCGAAGCATCTACTCTATCTACTATGGCAGCATCAATGGCCAAGGTGGATGCTGCGTCCGAGGCTAAAGGCCCGACCACCTACAAGATCAGCGAGATAGCCTCTGTTTGGATGGATCAAGGGGGAGATGCCCGCCAACTCCAAGACATGGTAGTGGAGTATACCAACCTTACCCCAGCCAATGCCAAGAAGGTGGCCAATGCCATTGCCAAGCAATACGGATTGCAGCAGCAAATCGCGGAGACAGGTGCGGTGATTGCCGAGCCAGCCCCTGAAGTCGAGGGAGCGCCCCGCAAGACCAGTGTGCAGAGATTGATTGAGCAGGCTGTTCGGGTGCGGCGTCCTATCGTCAAGCTGGAGGTCAACGAGAAGACCGCGCTTAAAGACCAGATCCGCCTCAAGGCTCGCGAAGCCCGTGAGACCCGTAAAGCCCGCAAGGAAGCTGCAAGGGATCTGGCCGAAGCCGTGACTCAATACGTCAAGGACAACCAGATTCGCGGCCCCGTCCGCGCCCGCCAGACCATCTCCCTAGCCAAGCAAGCCTTGAAGCTGGATGTCAATAACGAGAAAGCCGTAGACCGCTACATCATGTATGTCGAGCGAGTGGTGGAGAATGCCAACTACGATAAAGATCTTTCGGACGCCAAGGCACTGCGTAAACGCGCCAAGGAGATGGCCAAGAAAAAGAATATCGGCCCCGAACAAAAGAAAGTCTTGGAGGCTATCGGAAATATCAATCCATCCTTGCTGGACAATCCCCACGAATACAATGTGTTGACTGAGAGGTATTTGCTTGGATTCCTTCCTGTCACCTCGCGCCGATACAGCGTCATGCCAGATGCCGAAGCAAGGCAATACCTTGAGTCGCTAGAGGTGCAGATGACCCGCAACCAAGCTGAACTGGATCGCGCCGAGCTTGAGCGATTCTTTGAAGCACAAGCAGGATTTGCCGAGCAGCGCGGACTCTCTTTGGATGAAGCCCAGAATCTTCTCAACGAGGACGGGGATATCGCCACAATCATTCAAGACTATAACCTTGAGAAGCGTAAAGCCGCAGAGGAGATGCTGCTAAATCTGGCACAGAACGCGCAGAAGACGCTCAAGACCTACGATGATTCCGCAAACACGGCGCGGCAAAAGGAACTGATTTCATTCATGCAGAAGGTGAAGTTGGAAAGCATCACTTCTGACGAGAAGAAACGCTTTATCCGCTTTGCCAATAATATCTTGGCCAATGGAGAAACCTTCGGAGTTGAGCAGTTTGAGGCTGTGGCCAAAGCCCAAGAGAGACTAGTCGAGGCGGCGAAAGATAAGCGTTTGGCGCAAAAAATGAACGCATGGATCGGGCCTTTGAGCGGCGGCTCGCCAGCAGAACTAGTTCAAAAACTTTCGCTTATCACGCAATCAGAGGTTGACACTCTCAAAAATATCTTTGGACGCGAGGCTGTTGGTGTCTTTCGCAGGGTTCTTGGATTGCTTGATCTGGATGTTGCTCAAACCGCATCTACTACAGCCAAAGAGAAAGTTGCAAACAAGGTCGGTGACTTTTACAAAAAACTCAAAAAGAAATACGGAGAAGAATCTGTTGGTCGGGAGTCCAACATCTTTACCACAGCAGCAGCCTATTTTATACAGGCGGAAGGGAACAAAACCCAAGAAGAGTCCATTGCTTATCGCCGCCGTCTTTGGACGGAGAACATCGAAGAACTCCGCAAAAGCGAGCGCAGGGAAGACCGAGAGGAAGCCGAAATAAAACAGCGGGCACTTGATTCTATTACTGGCAATAGCAACGCCGAGATATTGGATTCATTGAGATCAATCAATCCAGCAGCTTACGAGCAATTGATGTGGTGGAAGGATCAGATGCATCCTGAATACAAGCCTTTCCTCAAAGACCACGTTGAGAACTTCCGTAACCAAGCCAACAACTACGACAACGTCGATTACCTTTCGATTCACTACAAGTGGGATCAGTCGCCAGAGCTTCCTTCTGATCTTGAAATTCAAGAATTTGACGATCCTGTTTCGTTTAGAATCAAACAAGCCGCAAATTCCGTAAAACGCAAAGACCATCCAAGCCTCCCCGTTAATCCAAAAACTAGGGTCAAAGCAAACATCGATGTCAACTTTGGCTATAATCAATATAACGCGCTTACCGAACAAATAGAAAAGGCATACACTGCTCCAGCTTGGGAAGCCGTATCCGCATTTGTGCGAGATCCGCTTTTTGAACAGGTTGTTGGAGGAAAAACAAATGCTGATTTTGTTAAAAACATATTGCGGAACATCAAAGCAACGCGCACCCGCAAGGCTATGCTTGATGATGAAAATCAGATCATCGGTGGAACCGTTGCTCTCACCAGAAGGATCTCAACACAAGCAACGCTAGGTGGATTTACTCAGCCCCTTAGACAGGTTCCCGACCAGTTGTTCAAGCTATTCGCTACAACAGGAAGGTGGGATCTTATTTCTAGAAATATAGTTGATTCATTGTTGAATTACTCTTCTGTGAGGAACAATCCCCTTCTCAATAAATTGCCTATCGGTCGCCGTGGAGATGCTAGGGCTGGATCTCAGTTTGCTGCCGAGTTCAACGAACTTGCCCGAAAAGTTGAGGCATCTGTGACCAACAAGCAATGGACAAGATACAAGGAACTTATGACCCAAATGGGAGAGTTCTGGATGACGCCTCTTCGCGGGTCAGATACTTGGATCGCCAAAGTTTCTTGGATGAGCTACTACGAAGCCGAGCTAAACAAACGGGATATCAAAATGGAAAGCTGGGAGCGGGAGGCCGAACTATTTGAAATCGACCCCGCTAGACAGGAAGCGGCGGCACAGGCCGAATATCTGGTGGACTTCTATGCTGGAGCCAGTGATCCGACCAAGATGGCAGCACTATCCAAACAAGGAAACAATGGATGGCGTGAGTTTTCCAAGCTTATCTTTTTGTCCCTTAACTCGTTCGCACTACAACAAAAGTCTGCACTTATGTCTGACTTTCGCGATCTTATTCTTCGTTCTGGTAGCAGACAAGCCGCTCTTGCTGGAATAACTGGAGCAATTGGCGGCATGGTTGCCTTCCACGGTATGAGGATCTTTATTATTGGCGGTCTTCTCTATCCAGCAGCTATGATGGTTCTCAAGGGAATCTTCGGAATCGACATGGATGAACCCGACGAAGAAGAGCAGGAGAAACAACTCAAAGACAACTGGCGCAAGATGAAAGCCTCAATCTACTCAAACATTGTGGCTGGTGGCGCGGGGCAGTTCCTTGAGGGCAAGTCAATCGACGCATTCAATAGAACCATGTATCTCTGGGACGCCCACATCAACCCCGATGAGATGATGGATGATAAGGGAGAGTTTATATCTTTCAGCAAATACGAGAAAGAAAAGTCTCCGTTCTACCGATTCCGCAGCTACGACAAATCCGAATTCACTTTTGGTTTGGCGGATGTTTTGACCGAGCAAGCGCAGAGAAGCGTTGATCAAACGGCGCAGCTTCTCAGTGATGAAGAAATGAGCGTGTATACTGGCAATGAACAAGCCTATGCCTTATTTGCTACTGGCGTCGAGTGGGCTTACTTCTTCAGACTAATGGACACCGATCTCAAGCGTATAACGACTAAGCTGAAGAACGATATCGACAAGCAAGCCAAGGAGCGCGAGGCAGAACTCCGCGCCATCCGAAATCGTTAATGAGAAATGAACGGGAGAATCGTAGTATCCCATCATTCTTCTTTAGATTTCTTGGATCTTTCGGGCGACCTTTGGGTCTACAATAAATCTGGAAAGCCAGTAAACAGAGTTACTGATATTCCGATAGCCAATGATGGGCGCGAAGGATCAGTATACATCCTCCACATTCTAGAGAACTATGACAATCTAGCAGATAAAACCATCTTCATTCAGGATGATTTGCATAATCACCAGCCATCGATTGATAAATTTATTGAACATGCCGAACAAGATGTCGACTTCTACCAATTCCCATGCACTTGGAGGAAAGACAACCCGACATTTCACAAAAGGGAAATCGTCAATGGATTCATTGATCTTCCAACCATCCGAAACAAAGAGGCTATTGTGGATTTCTGCTGGAGATTTAATTTGACCCTTCCATACCGCTACGAGACCGAAACTTGCTGCTTTTTCATGGCATCAAGAGATGTATTGCGGTCTGTGACTAAAGAGAAATACAAGCTTATTGCTTCTTGGTTGCGGGAAAATCCCGACAACGAATTTGTCTTTGAGCATTGCCACAAGCTATTATTCATCAAATGAAAAAGAAAAGCGGATTTGCATTCAATAAACCAGTTGGTCTTGGCAACCAATTGGTAGTTCTATACCATGTATTCAATACTTATCCCGAAGTAGAGGATCTATACTTCCCATGTATGGATAGTTGCCGCCACTACTTCAACTCTGACAAGTTTCGATGCGGAGAATACTACCATAAAAACATGGATAAATTCCGCCTCATAGAGTGGGAGGAAACCAAGGATGCTGGCAATTTGTTGAGGTTTACTGAGCTAGATTTAAAGCCAGAATACCAAGACAAGATCAAGTCAATGGTAGATAGCTTTGGTAATCGGGATTTGGTGGCCGTCCATATGCGCCACGGGGACTACGATCACTGGAATGACGGAAAGTTCTACTTCACCAAAGACCAATACATGGAGAAGGCAAGGCAATCCATCGAATTATGGGGCTTAGAAAATCCCGCCATTGTGGTTTTCTCCAATGATCGCAAGGATGGGTGCGCGGTTTCTTGGGATTTGACGGGCGGAGACGGGGTGCTGGATTTGTTCCTGATGTCCCACTTCAATTACTTTATCAGAACATTCTCTACGTTTTCTGGGGTGGCCTCCAGACTCAGCCAGAACCGAGGATTGTTTAAGGGAGAAGTTGTCTTACAGTAGTCCTCGCTTCTTGGCCTCGTCCAGTTCTTCCTGAGTCCATTGCTGGGCATACCAGACTTCAGCATCCCAAGGTAGCGGTCTCATGCGGTCAACCCCAAAAGAGATCCTTCCGTAGTTGTTGGGGCTATTCTCTTCCAACTTCACAAACTTATCCTCTGGCAGCATGTCCTTGTCATGGGGGAGGAACAGGTAGCCCCGCAAGAAATCCAGAATGAAACTGTGGCGGATAAGGAAGGTTGATTGGGCGCAACTCATCCAAGGTGCAGTATCCATCTTCGCCCCAAAGACCATGCCCCTGTCACCAAGATCCTCGTACATCTTTTCAGGAACCCAACCGAACCACAGGCAGTCTGCTTCTTTGTAAATGAAATCTCTTCCACAGTTGTAGGCAATCATAGCCAGCGCACAGACAGAGGCCGACCAGCCACACAACCCTTCGCGACCCTCTTTGATAAGGTCTCCGACATGGCCAACGTTGTTATCCAAAAAGATATCCCCCTCTAATCCGCTAGTGTAGTCCGTGGACATGATATAGTAGTTGTTGGAATACCTTTCGGTGTTGGTCTTCCAAACCCCAAGCATCATCTCGTCCCAATCGCAGCGCCGATGGTAGCCCGAACCAATGATGTAATTCATTTCTTGCGGTAGATGGATAGGGTGGGCTTTATCCAACGCGCCGTAGCAATAAACCTCAAGTCCCGCGAGAAGTCTTCCATCCATTGATATCCCCAGAATTCAAAGATATCATTCCAGTAGGATTGTGGTTGGCAATTAACATGGTGGTGACCGCCCGTAGACCATTGCGGTTCCGAGTAGGTCATGGCCACGATCTGGGCAGAGTTGAAGGTAGCCATGTAGTTGTTCACATACTGTTGTTCAACGTGTTCAACAAACTCACATGACCAAGCAAGATCAAAAGATCTATTTGGTTTGTATGGGCCTTGGGTGTAGTCATGGATCATTATCTTGTCCTTAACAGGGCTATGCTCAAGAGCCTTGTAAGATCCCTCAATCCCGATAGCGTCCACTCCATTGTCCATGAACCACTTGATTGCATGACCCTCGCCGCACCCAATATCAATTAGGTTTTTGGGCTGGAAGGTATCGATTAGTTTTTGCCATACGATTGGATCGTAAGTATCTGGGTCGCCGCCTTGAACAAACCCTCCGAGGTGGCCGTCTTGTACGAGAATCATTTAATTGCCTCCATAATAATGGTTTCGATTTCGTTATTGTGATCACCAATTACTTTTCCATGGCCTTCCAACTCACTAAATCCGCAGCCACAAATCTTATCTGGATCAAATCCAGCAGCAAAGAAACAAGCTTCAAGAATCGAATGATTCCAAGCCGAGAGATGGCCGTGATCCAATAGGATAGACTGAACAGCTTTTCGTTTCGATCCATCCCCGAATCCAGATTGCCCGTGCCATTTGAGATACGGCCCGTCTGCCAAATCGTAGATCTTGTCTACGCTAGGAACTGCAATCCGTAGTATCCCATCTGGTTTTAGGATTCGGTAGGATTCAGTGAAAAACCTCACGGCATCAGGGGTTGTGGTATGCTCGACCACATGCTCCGCAAAGATAAAATCAATTGAATTGTCTTTATATGGAAGGGGTTTGGTAATGTCCAGATCCGCATCATGGTTCTCCCAGCCAGCCAGAATATTCCCGCCGCAACCTAAGTTTAGTTTTCTCATGTCAGTAGCATCTTGAATATTCTTTCATTCCACTTTGAGGCTGGACGATCCATGGAATCTGTCCAGCTTGATGGGTGGTCTTGATGGTGGAGGATTTTTTCATTCGGGATTTCGGCAGGATAGCGGTCTTCGATCAAGTTGTCCATCGTGGAAACCCATCCGAATTGACGCCTGATCCAAGCGGCTACGGCCAAGTCAAACCAAGGGGAGGCCACGGCACAGTCAGGGAAATTGTAGATTCGGTCTGCCAGCCAGTCCCAACGGAAGGCAAATAGCTCCCTGCCTATGTGGTTGGGATCGCGCCTCACCCCGACAGCCCCGAACCTACGGCAATGTTTGACTACTTTGTGGAGGTTGATGATCTGCACATCATCATTAGTCCAGACAATGATATCCCGACCCTTGGTAAACTTGAGAGCCTTGGCCAGCATCTCCTTCAGCATGGGTAGGGGGCGTCGATCCCCAATATTCTGAGCCGTCCGATGGATATTATCTGCTGTCAGCATGTGGTCGAAGTGCGCCTTTTGGCTCTTTAAAGCCTCTCTATGGCGTTTTTCTTGCCCGAATCGATCCACAATCGCCCAGACTTCACCAACTGGAAGCAGGGTTTTTTCCACCTCGTCACAGATCTGGTCTACGTTGTAGTCCCGATATCGGAAGGTAGAGGTAGCGGTAACTGGAGGTGGACTCCCGCGCCATCCTTCATTAATCAAAGCAATCGTCGGACACTTGGCAGCATTAGCCAGCCATAGGTGGAGCGTGTCAATGGTCACCAGACAGGATGCCGCATCCAGAACCCCCAATAAATCAAATGGCTTTTCTGCTTGGATAGTGGAGAGGTCTACGATTTTGTATTCGGGGAACCTTGCCCTGAGTCCGCGCATCAAATGTTCGCTATGCGCGAATGGCGAAGATACCCCATGGGTAGCCACAGCAATGAACGGGCTATCTGGAATTAGCTTTGCCTCTCGTTTCGGATCGCGTCGATCAAAGATGTAGGGATACTTCCTCCACAGATCCCGAAACCCACCAAGTCGATAGCTTTCCAAAGCGTAGTTCTTTTCCTGTTTGGTTTCTTTCGGATGCATGAAGACCTGTGCTACCCTAAGATCTGGTAATCCTTGGCAGAGATTAATGCAATGCTGCAACTCCACGGGATCTCCGCTATACTTCTTTGTTTGGCAGTAGCTTGTCCCCTCAAAGATCGAAGAGTATTTCTCCGATGTTACAAAGGTGGTTCCCTTGTTGGCGTAAGCCACGGGCAAAAGATTGATATTATCTCCGAGTCTCCCCAGATTCAGGATGGTCATAGCTTCTTGAGCATATCCAAAAGAGGGAGGAGGTCAACCATGGAGGTGCGGCGTTTAATCTCTGCCTCCAGCATGGACTTGTATATACCGTGTATATCCAGATCGGCTACGTCTTGGTGGGATATCCCACTTATCGCCGCCTCCGCATTGTTATCCAGTTGAGATATAGTCTTGGCTATAGATGCGGGATTCCCTGCCTCGTAGTCCGAGTCCATGATGGTCTGAATGTCGCTATCCGACAATAAATTCCAGTTGTAGGCTAACGCCGACTCCTTCCCACAGAGTAAGAGATGGGCAACTAACTGCTTCCAAGCCTCTCCCTTCTGTTCTCCGTAGCGTGTTTCGGTGGGTAAGGCTATGTGTCCTCCTCCCATGGCCATCTTTTTTTTGAGTTGGGCAGACTTGATGCCAAGCAGCTTCGCACACCTGTTAGCCAGTTCATCCCGCTCAATCCCGTCTTCCAAGACAGACAGGGCTTGCCCGACCTTGCCCATGGCAATCTGTTTATCCTCAATTGAGTTTTTATCCAGCGATTCCGCCAATGCTTCAGGATAGATCTTGGCATTTGAGATCAGACTCGCAAGGTCTCCGCCCGAAACAATGAAGGAGTCGGGATCTCCATCGGGCAGCATGACGGCCCTGACTTTGACTCCGAGGCTTGCCAGCCCCGCAAACGCTTTGGAAGCCGCCTCCTTGCCCGCTTTGTCCCCGTCGAATACCAAGACAGCCTCCCCGCATAAACGTCGAATGGTGGAGCCGTGGGATGCGGTGAATCCCGTGCCCAAAGGAGCAACGGCATTGGTGATCCCGTTCAAGTGGCATCTGATAGTATCAATCTGTCCCTCGACAATGACCGCTTGCCCCGAATCGATGATGGATCGTTTGGCCTTATCCAGCCCGTAGAGAAGCTTTCCCTTGTGGAATAGGGGGGATTCTGGTGAGTTGAGATACTTGGCAGGGTGGTTATCGGTGGTTCTCCCACTAAATCCAACCAGAGTTCCCGACTCATCCGCTATCCCGAACATAATCCGATTGGTAAAACGTAGCGTCCCATTATCGTAAGTTAGACCCGATAGGGTATGATGATTGGTATTACCAGATAGATTATACCTGTTCGGGGCGAAGCCGATCTTCCATTCCTCGCAGATCTCTTTATTGAATCCGCGCTCTTTAAGGATCTTTCGGGCTTCGGTCCCCTCCTTACTTAAAAGAAAACTGAAAAATTGTTGGTGGGCTTTGTAGACCACAGATACCAAGCCCCTTCGTAGCTTGTCCGCTTCGGACTCTTGTTCCTCAATGGCAACCCCAGCCTTGGCACCAAGCTTACGGACAGCTTCTGGAAAGTTAATCTTGTCCATCTCCATGATGAAGCGGAAGACCGACCCACCTGCCCCGCATCCAAAACATTTATAGTTTCCTTTTTCATCATTG